TCAATATGTGGAGTAATAGCCTATTACGCTAGTTACCATGGTCCTGCTAGTCCACTTATTGAATCCAGTATGGTCAAAGGTCCTTTTCTAAAAGCAGGAAGAACCTCTTGCTTGTGTTATAGATTGTATCATACCATAGAATTAAATGGTAGTATTTCTTTATGGGGTTGTGTATAGTAGGAGTTTCCTCCTTTCGCCTACGAACATTCATGCAACCCCATAGATTTCATTTGCATAATTTACAGATGTGATATACTTGTTAGGTTACATTCGTAACTTATAAGGAAACCTCCTTATTGTTTGTTCAGTCTAACCCTCACGCAAGTGAGGGTGAAGCTGTTACTATATTCTTATGGATATATTCGTACAAGATTGTGATAAGTGTTATACACCTTACTGGGAGGATGAACTATTTAATGGAGTTTGTTCTAACTGTTGTGAGGTATGTAAAGAGGAAGAATAAAAAAAAATTTTTTTTTCACTTAAATTAAGAACAATATTATATTGAATATACCTAGGAAAGTCCTAGGGATTGTATAGGGGTATACAATATAATATGAAAAGAAAGATAGCTTAAAATCACGAGACAGTTTACAGGATTGTTATAGATTATAAGGTTGACTTTGATTCGTATTCTTTCATAGAGTTAGGATTAGGTGCGAGGACCTACAGAGGCTAAGGAAAAGGGTTGCATGACCTACCCATAGTGATGGTAAAACAACTGCCTAAACTAACTTAAAACAGTAAATGGACAGACTGTACGACAGAACGCCACCATGTGTGGCGTTTTGTGTTATTATGATGCTATGCCTTTACAAAGTGGTAAATCAAAAGATGTTGTAGCAGCTAACATAAAGAAACTTATGGAAGAAGGTTACCCACAAAAACAAGCGATTGCCATTGCAATGAGTAAGGCAGGAAGGAAAAAAAAATAATGCCAAAAGGTATTGGTTACCCAACAGGGATGAAGAAAGCTACTAAGAAAAAAGCAACTAAGAAAAAAAAGAAAAAATAATTATGGCAGAGTACCAGGGTAAAAAAGTATCTTTAGATAAACCTTCTAGGATTAGTAAAGGTGAACCTGGGTATGGTCGTAAAAAATTTAAAGTCTATGTGAAGGATGGAGACAAAGTTAAAAAGGTTATGTTTGGAGACCCAAATATGGAAATCAGAAAAGATAACCCAGAAGCAAGAAAATCATTTAGAGCTAGGCATAAATGTGATACAGCAAAGGACAAGACTACAGCTAGATACTGGTCTTGTAAAATGTGGTAATTATGGCAAAACAAGTTAGTTGGATGTGGGGTGATAAGAGACATTATGGAACTCTTATCAGAGAAACTAAAACACATAAATATGCCAGAACAGTTAATGGCAAAGTTAAAAAAATAAAAAAGACTTAGTTTGAATATTAGTATTAAATGTCCTTCATGTGGCGTTGTCTTGGAAGTCAAGAACGATATGAAGTGCAAGAACAAAGAGTGTAGAAATTATGCCAAATAGATTATGTTATGCAGGAGGTTGCCATAGACCTTTACCTAAAGGTAGGTCAAAATATTGTAGCGATAGATGTCATAACAGAATTGCACAACAAAAGAAAAGGGCAAAGAAAAAAGGTATTGAATGGAGTCAAGAGGATGATGTCCTTAATATACCTAGCCAGACAAATGTACAAAGTAGGCGTGGTAAGGTTTATACAGATTTAGTTGAGTCAGGTCTTGGCAAAGACATTATGGCTAAAAAGATTACTAGGTCAGAAGTAGCAAAGATATTAGAAACATCTGTAGCTTCTGTATCTATGGCATATAATGCGTATTTAGAAGATTTAGAAAATGAATCACAACAAGAAAACTGGGAACTACCACAAGTTGCAGAAGTTGCACTAACAGAGTTTTCAGATTTTAGAGATAGATATTTTCAAACAGAAACAGGTGCTGCGTATCAAACAGCAGACTTCCACGAAAAATGGATAAACTCAATTATGGAAGCCATAGATGGTGGAGACCAACAAATGATATTAAGTCCACCACGACATGGTAAAACAGACTTATTAATTCACTTTGTTGTATGGCTTATATGCAAAAACCCTAACATCAGAATTTTATGGGTAGGTGGTAACGAAGACATTGCAAAGAATGCAGTTAGCTCTGTTATTGACCAATTAGAAAATAATGAATTATTAATAGAAGAGATATGTGGACCTGGACCAAAATTTAAACCACAAAACAGAAGTGGTAAAGCATGGTCTCAAAATGGTTTTACTGTAGGTACACGAACAGTAACAGGTATTAAATCTCCTACAATGGTAGGTATTGGTAGAGGTGGTAAGATACTCTCCAGAGACTGCGATATTATTATTGCTGATGACATTGAAGACCACAGTTCTACAATGCAACCTGCATCAAGAGAGAACACAAGAAACTGGTGGACAACAACATTAGGTAGTCGTAAAGAGGAACATACTGCTATGGTCGTTATTGGTTCAAGACAACATTATGATGATTTATATTCACATCTATTAGAAAACGAATCTTGGAAAACAATCGTAGAAGAAGCACATGACACAGGATGTAACTTACCTGACTGGGATGAAGAACAACATCAAAAGTGTATGTTGTGGGGTGATAAGAGAACTTACAAATGGTTAATGGACAGAAAAAGGGCAGCAGAAACTACAGGTGGTAGAGCAATCTATGAAATGGTTTATTTGAATGTAGCTATGCCTGATGGACTTGCATTATTTGATAGAGTAGAGATAGAGGAATGTAGAGACCAAAAAAGAGACATAGGACATATACCAAACAATGTACGACTTATTGCAGGACTAGACCCTGCATCTACAGGATATCAAGCGTGTTTCCTATGGGGTTATCATCAAGGTGATGACAAATTGTACATGATAGATATGGAAAACAGTTTAGGTGGAGGTATTCCACAAGCACTAGAGATTATTAAAAAATGGTATACAAAATATGGATTAGCACATTGGGTTATTGAAGAGAATGGTTTTCAGAGAGCAATTAGACAAGACCAATCAATTCGTGAGTTTGCAGGTAAGCATGGTATATTTTTAGAGGGTACTCAAACATATAGTAACAAGCACGACCCAATTTATGGTGTTACTGCTATGCGACCATTGTTTGAGCAGAAACTAATTAATTTACCTTATCGTAGCTTTGAAGCACAAGAGAAGGTAAACTTATATACAAGTCAGTTAGTGTATTTTAGTTCTGCACAGAATAAGAGTAGAACTGTAGGTACAAAGTCTGATATAGTTATGGCTAGTTGGTTTCCTATGAAAACGATAAGGCGTTTACAAAAGGAAAGACTTGCTACAATGGGTATGGATTATAGTCCTAGTTTTAGTGGCTATGAAACAATGGATATAGATTTAGATACTTGGAGATAAATGGTAAAGACAGCAGATGAACTCTACAGTAGAGTTTACGAACTACGACAATTACATTCTGACTATGTAGGTGATAAAGAAAACATCAGAGCAATTATGAATGGTGGTGCTGATGGATTAAAAGCATTACTTGGTAAAAGTATGCGTGATATGGATTACAAACAATTACCTGCACCAAACTTATTAGTATCTGCACTAGAGAGATTTGCACAAAAATTAGGTAGAGCACCAGATTTAAAAGTAGATATCTTTAATGATAAAGATTCAGAGAGAGCTACTAAAAAAGCAGAGAAGTTAGAGAGAATTGTACATAGCTATGATGAACACCAAAAACTTTACAAGCAATTACCACAAGTAGGTAGATGGCTACCAGGTTATGGTTTTGCTGTATGGGTACTAAAAGAAAAAAGATGTGCTAATGGTGAGATATATCCAGTAGCAGAACTAAGAGACCCATACCATTGTTACCCAGGACACTTTGGTCCAGAACAGCAACCAGAAGAGTTAGCTATTGTCTATAGAGTTCCTCATAAAACATTAGCTCAACAATATCCAAAATATAAAACTTTACTATTAGATGAAGTAGATTCTGAATACAACACTATGGCATATATGTCAAGTTATGACAAGACTTGGGCTAACCAAGATGGCACAGGTAAAGTTGTAGCAGAATATTATGATTCAGAGGGTACTTATATATTTTTACCAGAGAATAAAGTTATTTTAGATTTTATTCCTAACCCATTAAAATCAGGACCACGATTTGTCGTAGCTAAGAAATTTAGTTTTGACCAAATGCAAAGCCAGTTCCATCATGTGATTGGACTTATGGCTAATATGGCAAAAATCAATGTTCTATCTGTCATTGCAATGGAAGATGCTGTGTTTACAGAAACCAACATCATTGGAGAGATAGAATCTGGACAATATAAGAAAGGTAGATTCGCTGTTAATTACTTGACCCCTGGGTCTCAAATTAGCAAACCAACTAATAATTTACCTTATCAGTTGTTCCAACAGATAGATAGACTTGAACGCCATTTGAGATTAGGTTCAGCTTACCCTGTATCTGATGATGGTCAAAGTCCTAACGCATTTGTTACAGGTAGAGGACTAGAAGAACTAGGACAATCTGCATCTCTTCATGTAAGAGAATATCAAACTGTAATTAAAGATGCGTTAGAAGAACTAGATTCCAAACGCTTAGAGTGGGATGAAGTTATGTATGGTGGCACAAGAAAACCATTAGTAGGTTTTAGAAATGGAACTGCATTTAAAGAAACTTATGACCCTGCAACAGATATAGCAGAAGTATATCAAACAAGAAGGGTATATGGAGTTATGGCAGGATTTGATGAGCCACAAAAAGTTATAACTGGTTTGCAATTATATCAACAAGGAATTATTGATAAGCAAACATTACAAGAGAATATGGATGGTTTAGATAACATATCTCAAATAGACAACAGGATTAATGCAGAAAAAGCAGAGAATGTATTATTTGAATCATTAATGCAACAAGCTGCACAGGGTAATCCTAAAGCAACTATGGCAGCAATAGAGATAAGAAAAAATCCACAGAATATGACTGCTATATTAGATAAGTTTTACACACCAGAAGAACCTCAAATGACTCCAGAAGAAGCTGCTTTGACAGGTGCAGGTGCACCAGTTCCACAAGCAGAACCAGATATAGCATCTGTACTTGCACAATTATCAGGAGGATTACCACCTGAACAATTAGCAGCAGGTCCAGGATTGCCACCAGGAGGTCCACTTGGCTTATAATTTTTCAGATAACAATACTAAATTTTTTAATATAATTAATGCAGAAGATTGGGATATTCCTGAAATAGATGAAAGTCCAACTATATTTAGAGACTTATTTGTACAAGGAGATGTTCCATTAGGTGCATTTATTTTACCAACATCTTTACCAGGTGTATGGTTTAGTATAAGTATGGGATTTGAAATAGAAAATCCAGATGAGGATGATAAAGATGCCAGGTGGTAGAAAGCCAAAAGTAGATGGTGCATTTCAAGATGTTGCCTTAAAACCAATTCCAGGTTCTGGTGAATTTGGTGGATATAAAGCACAAGAAGAGCAAATAGATGCAGTAGGTAATCCTATTGTTACACCTGCAGAAGTTATGGCTACAGGTGGTATGCCACAATATAAACCTGAAGATATATTTGCTAAACCTACAGAGAGAATTGATGAATCAGGATTAGCTGATACACAAAAACAAGAAATTGTAGATTTACCAAACGATATTAATTTAGACATTATAAAGGAAATAATCCAAAACAATTATGGATATAGAATAAAACGAAGGTTTAAGTAATGTCATTATGGACAGATTGGGGAGACAACTGGTATAAGAATTATAAAAAGGAACAAGAGTACCTTAAAAGACTAGACCAGGCAGAAGCAGAGATGGGCACAGAAGCTCTTACTCTAGCTAATAAATACGAACAATTAGAATCACTTACTCCTAACGAAGACCCAAGTTTTATTGCTGCAGCAGCAGATATGGGATTGACTGACCAACAATATATTGCTTTGCATCAACAAACAAATAATCCTTCAGTTAGAAACGAATTTAATAGAAGTTCTGATGTTAATAATCAAGTTAAAAAACATTACAATTACAACCAATCTATTGTACAAAAACTTACAGGTAATGTATTTGGTGCGTTATACGAAGGTATAAAACCTGCCACCACAGGTGTGGGTAATATTGCAGATAAAATACTTTCATATTTTTTTAATGGTTCAAGAATATTTTTTGAATCAGTTATACAAAGAGCAGATTCTATAGGTAGAGAATGGTCAACAGAATATTTAGCTGAATTAGAAAATCAATTATCTTCAGAAGGTAAAAGACTAGAAGATGTTATTGAAATAGCAGGATATGAAGATTTAAAAGGACAAGATATACCTTTTATACCAAGTATAAAAGCAAGAGCAATAGCTTCTTATAGATGGCTTCAAGGACAACCTGATAGACAAGATTATAAAAATGGTAACTATAATTACGACCCATCAACAACAGCTAAACAATTTTTAATAGCTAGAGGTTTAACTGATAAAAATGGTCAACCATTAATGCAACAAACATATTTAGATAAAGCATTAGAATTAACTGCTGATTTAACTGCTGAATATATTGAAGCAAAAGAAAAAGAAGAAGGAAGAGAATTAAATTTTGCAGAAAAAGCAAGTCTTCAGTTAAAAGCATGGGATGACATTTTAGACCCTGAACAAAAACAAGATGGTGCATTTTGGACAGAGTATTCAGGATTTGACAGTATTACAGATGTTAGTAGAGCTTATTTTGATAATGCTATTCCTACTACTCTAGGAGATGGTATTGCTTTTGGTTTAACAGGTAACCTTAGTTCTAGTTATGGACCTGCCAATGCAGTATTAGAAATTATTGATAGTTCATATTCTCAATTAGAAGAAGAAGCAGAAAAATTATTAGCTACAGGAGAAATATCTAGTACACAATATTACGACCTTATTGGACAAGCACAAATAGATAGAGATAATGCTGTACAAAGTTTAAATTACAAAAAAGAATATAGCATGGCAGGATTTATTGCAGGAACAGTTAATGTTGCTAAATATGTGTATTTAGATTTATTAAATTATATATTACCTGGTTCAGGATTAGCCAAAAGGGCAGGTAATAATATTGATGAAGTGTTAACTAGCTTTCCACAAAAAATTAAAAAAGAATTAGATGAAGGTAAAACACTTAGACAAATATATGATGAAAATTCTGAAGTCTTCCAAAACATGGCAGACATATTGGTGTTAGCTAAAGAAAATGACAAACCAATAGCAGTTCAATTAATTAATCAAGGTTTGCATCCTGACTTTGCATTTAAAATACAAGCTGCAGATACTAATGCAAATGACATCATAAAGATATTTGAAGATGGTATTGAGAATGGATATATTACAGATTTGTTTTATGGAGGAACATTTATTGGTACAGGTAAAAATAAATACTTACAATCTAAAACTTTAAATGAAAATTTATTAGAAGCTATTAAAGATAAACCTGTAGATAATGACATAGTTTCTACATTAAAAAGAGGTGGTGGTGTTAGAGACCAATTATTAGCTAGAGATATAAAACTACCAAACTTAGATGCACCAACATTAGATAATGTACAAGAGTCTGTAACTTATTTTACAAGATGGGGTTATTTAGGAAAAGTTCCTGAAGCAAGATTAAATGAATTAACAACAGAGTTTTATAACGCATTAAAAGAAGGTAATAGATTAGAAGCTATAGAAATATTTAACAATAAATTAATTAGAGGAGAAGTAGGATTACAACTTAAAAACTTATATGGAATGAGTAATAAAGAAATTGAAAACTTTTTAAATCAATACTTTTTGAAATATGAAAAGTATGGCTTTAAT